ATTCCAAAAGCAAAATTGTTGACTAAAGGTCTTTTTAATAATTTGGGAATAGAAGACTTTATCGATGCCGGCGTCCTTGGTGTAAATTGGTTATTGTATGGATCTTCGAAAATATCTTCTGAGGCGTATACTGCAACCAAATGTTTTCTCAAAGAGGGAGAAGCTACAACCTTAGAAAATGGATTGAACGATTATAAAGTTGCGGTTTTTCATAAAGAGGAGGCATCCGCCCTGAAGTGTGACAACCACAACATCATATCGATGCTTCCTAGGATACTGTCTGTTTTTTTATATAATCGTTTTGACGACTATTATTTCAACATCAAAACATATGTTCCTTCTCCTCTGTTAAACGACATCGGTGTGTTTTGCAAGCAGATTAGAAAGTTTAACGAGAAGTCGGTAGAGGAACAATTAAAAGAAGCAGACATTCTGTTAGATATGATTCATGAATCCAGAGCAGATAGCTGGGACACCTGGATGAAAATTGGTTGGTGTCTTCATAGCATAAGCGAAGGGTCTGTTCAGGGGTTTGTATCGTGGTGTAACTTTTCTTCTCGGAGTAACAAATACAACGAATCAGAATGTATCAGTGCATGGCAAAACATGAGAGATAACTCTTTTTCAATCGGAACTCTTAAATATTTTGCAAAATTTGATAACCCAGAGATGTACAAAGAACACACAAGAAACTATACAAAAAAACTTTTTAAAGTCGCGATCGAGGGTGGACACAACGATTTGGCCAAGATTTTACACAACGAGTTTAACAACGAATTTGTATGTGTTTCGATTAGAGGAAAGGAATGGTATCAGTTCAAAAACCATATCTGGCATATCAACGAGGTTGGAACAGGACTGAGAGAGAGAATTTCTAATAATAACAGTGTTATTTTGACACATCTACAAGACATCAAAGACGAGACGATGAAAAAAATATATGAACAAAACTATGAAGAAACCGATGATGAAGAAACCGATGATGAAGAAAACGGCGACGAATGTACCAAAAAAGATAAGAATAAAAAAAAGATAAAACAGATCAACAAGTTGATGTCAAACTGTAAATCTGCACCGTTTAAACACAACATAATGGTAGAAGCTCAGGAAATGTTTTATAATGAACGGTTCCTTAGTTTGCTCAATAAAAACCCATATTTGATAGCGTTTAAAAACGGTGTTTACGATTTTCAAGCAGACGTCTTTCGTGAAGGCACACCAGAAGATTATCTCAGCTCGTGTTTGCCAATTAATTATGTAGATTATAAAACCACTGATCATCCTCAGATTCTTCAAATAGAAGACTTCTTCAGGAAAATCTTCCCAGACGACTCTCTTCGCGAATATTTTCTTTATCAAGCAAGCCAGGTTTTCATTGGAGGAAACAGAGCAAAAATAATTCTGTTTTGGACAGGAGAGGGCAACAACGGAAAAACGGTTACCCAGTATCTTTTCGAACGAATGTTGGGCCCCATGGCTGTTAAGTTTAGCACAGCTCTAATCACAGGTAAGAAAAAAGACCTGGGCACAGCGGCGCCCGAGCTTGCTCGTTCGGGAGGCGGAGTTAGATGGGCTGTTATGGACGAACCCAACGCTGACGAAACCATCTTATCTGGCACTCTTAAAGCGCTGACTGGTAACGATTCCTTTTTTGCCAGAGATCTGTTCCAAAAAGGAAAAGAAACGGTAGAAATAACACCATTGTTCAAACTTCATATGATTTGTAACAAACCTCCAGTTATTAAAGATGCCGATAAAGCAACTTGGAACAGAATTCGTGTTGTTCGTTTCGAAAGTACGTTTTTACCTGCCAACGAGTGTCCCAGCACCGTAGAAGAACAAATACGACAGAAAAAATTTCCTGTCGATAAAAATTTTTCTTCTGACACAGTCCCAAAACTTTTAGAACCGCTTGCTTGGTTTCTAATCAATCAACAAAAATTGTGCAAAGACGTAGAATGCGTCGAGCCTGAGAGTGTCAAGATTGCCACCGAGATGTTCCGCCAGGATAACGACATCTACAAACAGTTTGAGGAACAGAGCACGTTCTACAAGGAAAACTCAACAGTTACCATCACCAGTCTGTATACTTTCTTCAAAGATTGGATCCAGCAAGAGTACCCCCACGTTCAAGTTCCTTCTCGTGCTGCGTGCAGATCGGCTTTCATAGATATGTGGGGCCCGCTAACAAAACGAGGGTGGTTAAACCGTGCGATCGGCACAAGCGGCGAAGATTAGATGTGTGTTGACGAAGTGTTTAAAGGATGTACACTCAATTGCAAATGTCAGATCAAAATATTTCTTTACAAGAATTAAATTTAAACAACATACGACCTACTATCGAGTCTTTAAAAAAACCATCCAGCGGGGCAATCTATATCATTATAGGCAAAAGAGGATCTGGTAAGTCTATTCTTATTAAAAACTTGTTATACTCCAAAAAACATATAATTCCAGTAGGAGTTGTTGTTTCGGGAACAGAAGACACAAACCAGTTTTACTCTTCAATTTTTCCAGACATTTTTATTCATACTGAATACAAAGACGAATTTATATTAAAATTAAACCAAAGACAAACAATAGCCAAAACACATTTGTCAAATCCGTGGTCTGTAATAGTATTAGACGATTGCATGCACAATAAAAAAGAGTTTGAAAAAAAACATTGTGTCAGCCTTTTTAAAAACGGTCGACATTGGGATACATGTGCCATAATATCAAATCAGTATTCGCTTGATTTGAAACCAGAGCTCAGGACAAACTGTGACGGTATTTTTGTTTTCAAGGAAACAAACCATGCAAACTTAAAGAAAATATACGAGAATTTTGCTTCTGTTATTCCGACTTTTCGTCTTTTCTGTGCTCTGATGGAAAAGTATACTGTTGACTACTCGTGTATGTACATTAGCAACCAAACACAGTCGGCAGACTGGAAAGATAGCGTGTTCTACTTTAAAGCAGACCCCGACATTCCAAACTTTACATTTGGTTGTAATGATTATCTTTTTTTCGCCTCTCAAAGAACGCAAATGCGCGACGATTCTGTAGACGTGACAGACTTCATCAAACAGAACTATCACGTATAAACGCGTACAACCTGTTTAAAACTAAACGACTGTAATAAAAATTGAAAAAGGTTTTTTAGAAATAATCATAACAAATAAATACTACAATGAATAGATCCAGAGTTGTTTCCGCTGAAAAATCAGAAGATTTTCTTAAATTCGATCCCAACAATTTGATTGTTGATATTGAAAAAATAGTACATACGAAAAATTCTAACAGTGGTATGTTCATTCCTATTAAACATGTTGTTCCAAATGGAACAACGTCGTTTAAATTACAAACACCCGAGGTTAGTGGCTATTTAGCAGACTGTGATCCAGAAAACCAGGGTAAACAATATAAAATAAGTTTGTTATTAGATTCTACTAATAAAGATCCGTCTTTTTTGGAAGAAGACATTGCATTACAAAAAGAGACAGTCGAAATTCTTGAACAGTTTAAAAGCGCGTGTACAGCACAGCTTAAAGAAAAAAAGAACGAGTTTGAAAAAAAGATGACAAAAAAAATAAACGCAGACGCGTGGAATTATATGATCAGTTCTTTTGAGGTTGTTCGTCCTTATGTCAAAACTGACAACAGTCGTACATACACAAGTTACTATATTAACCCAAAAATCATCAATAATAAAAATTTCACAACATCTTTTATTTATAATAGAAACGCAATTTCCTGTGAAAAGGCAGTTCAACAATTCTTGAATAAAAAAGTTTATTGTGTAGCACTTTTTTCTATCGATTCTTTGTTTTTTCAAGCAAGCTCAAATAAACTGTTTGTTCAAGCAAAACTTGAAAACCTTATTATTACGCGTTTTTCCAATTCTGCGTTAGAAAAAGTCTCAATACCAGCTCGTCTTCAAAATTTACAAATTAACGGCACATGTTCTGATGAAGAGTCTGACTTAGAAAAAAAAGAAGAGTCTTTCGTTGATACTCCAGACTCCTAAAAATTAAAATTTATTTTTTAATACTAAATTTAGTATTAAAAAATTAAAACTTTTTCAGTTCATTTTCTCCATATATATATATAAAAACTTGTTTTTCTTCTTCAGTCAACATCTCTACTGGAAGGCCATCTCGTAACATA